GGTGGATGGGAAGGCAAAGTGTGATATTATATCTACTGCTATCTTAGCAATATTTATAGCAATTTTAAGCTGTTTAACTACTCTACGGAATTTATTAGCTTTAGCGGTTGCGGATGTAGTTAGTGATTTAATTCTATCTACTGTAGCTTGAAGTGATTTTAATACCGGAAGAGAGGGGCACTTGTTTCTAAGCTTGTCTATTATCTTAGCTATTTCTTGTTCAGCCCATCTTCTGGCCATACCTTCTGCGTACGCTAAAGATATTGCTATGTATTTAGCAAGTTGTAGTTTAGGTGATTTGAGAAAGGAATGAGGCATTATTCTACGAATGTTTTTGTTGATTTAAGCGTGGATGTTCCGTTTGGATTAATCTGTGCCTGTAGTATGTCTGCTGTAAACTTTAAGCTAACGCCATATCCGTTAAGATTAGGTATCGGTTTAAAGTCTGCAGTCTTAGCATTTCTCATTTGGGTTGCTAATCTCTTTAGTTCGTCAACAAGTGTCTGAAGAAAATCTTCTAACCTATGCCCCAATACAACCGGCTCTGGTGAGCCAAGACTTGTATCTTTTACTTTCGCACCAGCTCCTAGGTATATCTTTTTAGCGTCAAGACTTATGTAATCTTCTCCATCAATTCCAACATCCCTGCTGGTAATAGTGGTACTCTCTTTAGATGATAGTATAATATCTTCTTCAAAAGCATTAAATACTAATCTACCGGAATTTAAAATTACTTGTTTACCTTTATATTTATTAGCTATTATAGTCTTCTTGACGTTAGAGTCTAGTTTGGTTCTAGCTTGTTCAAGTGGTATAAGATGATCTGATGTAAAATACATGCTTGAGTCATCTTTGTTTATATCCTCGATTGTTGCTTTATTATTATCACCGTTAAATGCCCTACCGTTTGTAATAATAGTATAGGGTTTACCTTGGTTAGTGTCGTCAGTAAGTACGTTGTATGTACCTTTATACCCTCCAAGTCTAATTGAATTGCCAAATCTACCGTCTATTATATGGTCACCGTGGTTGGGGTATAGTACGTTCGCTTTTTCTATCTCTTCAACATTGTTGCCTAGGTCGGTCTCTTCTGCATCATTTGGTGGAGCTGCATTATGAGGAACTGCATTCCATACAGATACAACTGTAGAGTAGAAGATCTTTCTCTGGCTATCCTCTCTGTCAGCTGAGTCTCTAGGTCCAGAGTGTATTATTACTATTTCGTTTTTTAAAGGAAATGTCCTTGAGGTACTATCTAACGGGTAAGCAATGAATAGATCTTCAGGTTTTTCTTTAAAGGTATCGTTATCAAAAAGATTATATCTTATAGCTCCAAGTGTTTTATTTGCTACGTTATAGCTAGTATGATTTTCGTCCAATACTATATCGTATACCCTACCGAGAACACCTTGTGGGTTGTTTTCCGAACTGTTAGTATTAATATCTGATGTAGAGTTAAATCCTAGTCCTAAGTTAATCATCTAATCCTTCTTCTTTCGTATCTTGTGATTGTTCTATTTCTTTTTCTATAGCTTCTTGTTCTTCTATGAGATCTTGTAATTCGGATAAGTCGAACTCTTCTGCGCCATCTTTAGCTTGGGCTGCTTCTATTCTCTGTATCACTGTTGCTAACTTAATTAAGTGTTCATCGTTCTTTACTCCTATCTCCATGTATTCTTTTATCATAGGAACAATCAGAGTAGCGTCTCCTATGTTCTCTATGAGGGGTTTAAGTTCACCTATTAGGCCTTTAACCTGTCCTTTTGTTTCTTTTGAATTATCGTAAATTTCACCGAAGAGGTCGGATAGTGTCTTTCCGTTAAAAATTTCTTTATCTAAGCTCATACTGTTTTATAATAAATAGCTTAGTCAATCTTATTGGACAAATATCCTAAATCATAAAGAACTTGATACTTTTTCTTAAAGTCTTCTTTTAGTACTGTGACTACTTTAGTTAATTTGGGTGTATCACAATCTGTCATCTCTCTTATGTATATGTAGAGAGCTTTTTTCCTAAAGATATCTAAGTCGTGTCTGGTTTTAAATATAGTAAGAACAGCATCGGCAATCTTCTGTTCTTCTTTTTTAATAAACATTTTCTCTAATATACCGTATACTTCTTCTATCCAGCTATCTAAAAATTTAGCTAGTGTGATGTTGGTTGGTCCGTCTAGGTCTAATTTGTGTTCGTAGGATTCTGCTATGTCTGAGAAACTACCTATCTGTTTTAGTTTCTTATAGTTCTTATTATTGTAGTTTATTAACCACCTTTTAATAATAGTACCGAAGTAAGAGTATGCTTTAGCGCCATTATTAGCGTCAAACTTCATAATCTTTTCTTCCAGTAGCACGGATACCAGTTCATGCTTAAGATCTTCTATCTTATCTACGTCTGTGTAGTAGAACTTAAAGGTATGTATAATATTTTCTGCTAGCTTGTAAAAAGGAAGGTATATATGATCTGTGAATATCTTATTCCTATATGTTACGTCTGTGGAGTTATTGTACTTGTTAATGTAGTCTTCGGTTTCTTTTGTAAAGTAATTAGCTTTTGCTCGTTTCCTGGCCATAATTTTGGGGAAGCATGTAATCGTTTAGTTGCTCCTGTACTGCTTTCATTGCGTTAAAAAATTCACCTACTTCATCGTCCGACTGAAAGACCCCTTTTTCATCAAGATTTGTTAAGTGCTGTTTTGATTCACCTATCAGGTTAGAAATAGATTGAAGGTATTGCACTTGTTGCTGTGTGACATCTTCGTAGCTTTCCACCTTAACCATAAGGTTTCTTACAAGATATAAAGAAATAATTAATAAAGCAACTAAAATAACAGTTATTATTGTAAAAATTGTAGTATTCATAGTTTTATAGTTTGTTTAGCATGTTTTTAAGTCCTTCTGAGGCATTTACACGTTTTCCTGTAGAGGAATTCGTCTTAGTAGTCTTTTGTTCCGTACTTCCTGTCTTCAACCACGTATCGTACTCTACTTTTGATGCCATAAAGTCGGCCATGTGGAGAACATATACAATATTAGTCTTCATTCTTGAATTAGGGTTGTGACTATAGAAATATGCTTCGTTAGCTTTGTCAAACACACCGTCGTGGCATCTAATAGCTAGAAATTCATTCTGAGATACTTTAATACCGAACTTTTGTAGTATAAACAGTGATCTGTCTGGTATAAGCATGAAGGGTAGGTCTGAGTTAAAGGTATACATCTCATTTAACTTGTCTTGTCTCCATTTATCAGTCTGAGGTATATAATTAGCCTTGTCACCATCCCCTATCTTACCCAAGTCATGGAATATAGCAGAGAATACCAACTCTTCATCGGTAAAATCAATAGTACCCCCCATGTCTTCGTATAATCTCTTGGATTTAATAGCAAATTCCACTACTCTATTGACATGGTCAACATATCCACCGGCAAAAGCATTGTGATGCCAAGTTTTAGAGCTAGCAGGTGACATGATATACGGTTCACCAAGGTGTTCTATTAGCTTTTTAACATCCTCCTTCCTATCACCAAGGTATGTATCGACTATTTTAAGATGTTTCTCGTAGTTGGAGTGGATTTTTTCGGCTGTTAATGACATATTAGATTAATTTATTATTATTAGTATATTATATTGATTTATTTCTATATTTTTATATTTCTATAAACTTATACCTTAAATATTTTTAATATATAATTAAGATAATGTTTATTTAGCAGAATGGCAACTATTTTAGTATAAGATTTTCAAAATACTTTCTAGTCACTGTAAATTCACCTGCATCCCATACAACTTCTACGTTTAGTCTGAGGGTATCTCCAATTAGTTCTGTCCTACTGCCAAGAATTTGACGAGTTACCATCATAGCTCCAGTCTTCTTCATGTATACATCGGTTGTCGGTACCACATTAACTAATGAATTACGTATATAGTACTCAAGGTTACCAGATAACTCAGCAGAAACAACTGGCTGGTCGTTATACCAGTAATATTCATCAGTAGGAGTGGCATTTATGTCGACTGTAAAGTAAGCTTTACCGAATGTATCATAATATAGCTCTACTATCTTATAGCCATTAGAGTCTACAGGGTAGTTTAGCTCAATAGACGCCGTACAATCCACGGTGCCGCAAGGTGGGGCGAAGGTGGAGTCGGGTGTGCATGAAAAAAAGAGTGCGAAGCCCGCCGCGCAAAACGCGCGAAGTTGCCACGAAAATCTATTACCAGCCATGTACATCATCTTTATTTAATTTTCTACCTATAGCTAATTCGAATGCTTCTATTAAATGCTCCACTCCTTCGGACC